AGAAGAAGATTCTAAACATAATGCTGGATATACTCATGATTTTTATATCATTAAACGCCAAGGAGATATATATGTAAATCTTAAAGGAGAATGGTGGAGAAATCAAAGAGATTCAGAAGATGAATTTTGTACTGTAGATAGTCTTATCGAAGAAGTAAAAAAATCCCATTATTTGGGTTATTATGATGAAGATATAAAAGATTGGGTTAAAGAAGATAAATTAACTCCTAAACTTGAAAAGAAATTAAGAAAGTTCTATGGTAATATAGGTGATAATAATTTTTATGTGCATTTTGGATAATATGAATAAAGAAAAATTATATAATTTATTAGTTAAGCATATTACTAATGAATGGAAACGTGCAGTATCTAAAGATGCTGAATATGAAAATCAAATTAATAATCAACCAAATAACAAAATAGATTATAAGAAAATTTTAGAATATGATCAATTAAAAAATAAAGGTCGTATAAATGAACTTAATGATTTAATTGAATTCATTGAAAAAATAGAACAGACTTTAATATAATATGCCATATAAAGAACCATATTTTGCAAGATATGTTAAAAGTTGGAGAAAGCCTTCTAAGTATATGCCAGGAAAAATAAAAACAAAACCATTACAACATTGCAAAACATGTACATGGTCTTGTGAATATATAGGATATACAGAACATGAAAAATCTTATATGTGTCCATATTATAATTTACAATAATATAATTTACAATAGTATATTGTATAAATATGAGTAAAAAAGAAAAAGCAACAGTATTATATAGTCGTAATGGAGTCAAGATTGAGAAAATTGAATTTCTTGATATGACTAAATGGCCTAATATGAAGGATGTTGGCGTACTAATTAAAACAACTGTTGAGCAACGTTTAAAAAGAGATAGCAAAGTTGAAATAATTCCAGCAAAGAAAGCATGGAAAGAAACTATTACAAGAACTTCAAAACTTGGTTTTTATTATTATGAAATTAGTGAACATAAAGCAGAACCACAAAAGATTATAAATCATGATAAGTATGATGCTGCCACATATAAGAAGCTGGTGTTTAAGTTTGATGCAAAAAGATATGAAATGATGTATCCTATTAAATGCGGTGATGTTTCAATAAATAAAGAAACACGCCCTTGGGATTTATTGCCAGGCACTAATGGAATAGAAGATCATTTCATAACAGACTTATATAAGGAAGTTATTAAGTTTTTTGATATATGTGAAGATGAAAGAATAATATATCAAATTAGTCCTGCATCTTATGGATTTAATAATTCGCATGAAGCAGTATATGCTAAAGATATGAGTTGGGTAGATGATATTCGTAAAGAAGTTTTAATAGACTTATTTGGTGATGAAAAATGTCCTTCAATAAATTATAATGATATTAAAATTCTTTCTCATGGATTTGACACCAAACAATCATTTAGAAAAAGAAAAGAATCATAATGGAAACTAAATTAAAAAGCTGGGAAACACGCGGACATAGAACTTTTTGGTGGCATATTAAAAAAATTTATAATATTGATAGGCCAACAAAATATTGTGTAGTTTTTAATACATATACTGATAGTCCAGGGTCATTTTCTGTTACATCATTTGATACATTAGAAGATGCATTAGAGGAAGCAAAACTTATTAATATAATATATAATAATACTCCAAAGCCTCAAAAAATGTATAATAAATTAATTGGAAATAAATATCATTTAGATTATTCAAATGACGCATATTTTTGGGGATATATGGTGCTTGATATGATTAACAATAAAGTTGTAAAAATTGTTAATATTATTAAGCATTGTGGATTTACATTTGATAATAAGATAACATTAGATAAAATAGATGTATTATTTAGAGGAGAAGATGAAATATCACCAGATTATATTTGGGATAAAAGAGGAGAATATGATGGATGGCTTCAGTTTAGATGGGGAGATGGAAAAAATGCTATTGATTATGTAGAACAAGAAACAGATAAAAAACATAAGTCTCAAGTAGTTATAAATACTGAAGATTATATTGAAGATTATTTGCCATATACTGAAGAGGAAATAAATGCTACTGAAGAATATGTTGATAATGGCAATTCATTAGAAAATAAAAACACAACATCATCAATTGCTGATATGCTTGGAGATGATAATCCATTACTTAAACTTAAATTTAATTAATATGAGACATAGATATATATTTTGTGGAGTAGTCTGGGAAACTCCAGAAATTTGCAATTATAGACTTATTTCAAAACCAACATATTCACATGGAAGTTTTGTTAGAGTAAATATTCCTGATGATTTAGAATTAAGTCATTATAGTGGTGATGGATATTCTACAACTTACGATAAAAGGACTATTCATGAATTAGGTTGTGATTGTTATATTCTATATAAAGGACGTTGGAGAAAATTCAATTATTTAAAACAATTTGAACCTTGTTGGTGGTTTAGAGTTCTGGAACATATATTTAGTTTATATGATTGTTGTGATGAAAAAATTGGTTGGACTGATGACGTAAAACAATACTTAGATATATTTCATAGTAAAGAACGTATAGAAATGTCAGATAAATGTTCAAGAAATGAATATAAAAAGCATTATCCAACAGTTAAAGAAGATAAAAAAGGACTTAAATTGAAAGTCAATTTAGATAAAAATGAGAAAATAATTGAATTTCTTCGAAAAGGATCTGGTGAATATGAATGGTTGAAATTCTATGATGAGTTCAAAAAAGAATTAGAAGAAAACCCCAACAAAGAAATTTGGTGTGAATAATTATTATGAGCAGATTTACAAAACGTCGTAAAGAAACACGAAAACAACAAGAAGAAAACAAGAAAATTCAGGAAGAACATTCAAAGCAATTTGATAAATCAATGAATGCTCATCTTGAAACTTGCAAGATAATAAAGAAAGATTATCCTGGCTATGATAATATGAAACCTGAAAATGCATTAAAATTATATTATGAAATTTATAATAGAGTAAGAAATGAATATATGATTTTTTGGAAAGATATAAAAATAGGAGATAAACTATTTTATTATGATAATGATGAATGGAAAATTAAGCAATTTAGTATTGTAAACATTCAAAAAAGATCATCAAATCCATCGTCATTCATAATTGAAACAGATAGTAAGAAACATCCATATATTTTTGTTAATTTAAATAGATATTCTTATGATGGGATTGTAAATACATTTAATCATATGACATATAAGCAAATATTTATTAATGAAGATAGAGAAGCATTATTAGAAAATTGCAAATGTGAATTAAAAGAAAAAATAAATACATTAGAAGATACAGTATTCTATTATAATAAACTATTAAAAGAAGTAACATGATACTTAGTATAGATTTTAGAACAGACATTCCTGCATTTTACAGCGAATGGTTAATAAATAGATTTGAAGAAGGATACGTTTATTTTCGTAATCCTGCATATCCTTCTACAATTCATAAGATAATTTTAGATAAACACCATATAGAAGGAATTATGTGGTGCTCAAAAAATTATCTTCCAATACTTCATGCATTAAATCAAATTACAGATAAATTTCCAAGTATATTTCATTACACAATAACAGGTTATGGAAAAGACATAGAGCCTAATGTACCAGATTTAGAACAATCTATATATACTTTTAAAGAACTTTCTCAAAGATATGGAAAAGATAAAGTAATATGGAGATATGATCCTATTTTTTATTGTAAAGATTTTGGAGAAGAGCAAACATTAGAAAGATTTGAAAAAATTTGTAAAGAATTACATAATTATACAGATAGAGTTGTAGTTAATTTTGTATCTCCTTATGAAAAGGTAAAAAGACATTTACCTGAGATGATTACAATGCAGCCAGGAATGAAGAAGATTCTTTTATTGAATATGTATGGTATATGTAAAAAATATAATCTTAAATTACAAACATGTGGAAATGGATTACAGTTCAAAGATTTACAAGGTATTGAAGTTACAGGTTGTCTTGATGAGCATGCTTTGAATCTAATTGGAATCTATCCTAAACATAATAGAAAAGAGACACAATGGGGATGCTTATGCTATCCTAATACTTGTATTGGAGAATATAATACATGTCTTCATAAATGTAAATATTGTTATGCATCTGCTGATTTTGATAAATGTGATGAGAATTTCAAAAAACACGATCCTAAATCTCCGTTATTGATAGGATGGCCAAGAGGTGATGAAAAAATTATTGAAATGAAACCAAAACTTCTTAATACAAAACAATTAAAATTAGAATTTTGATATTATATAGTTTTCACAAATAATTTTTAAATATATTTAAACTATTTTTAATATTCATTGCATATATTGATAATCCATTAAATAAATTATCATTATCTGCCATATATAATTTATTATATTGATTATTTAAATATTTTTCCATTGCATTACGATTTAAAAAACCATAGCATCCCGCATTTGAATGCCAATGTATTTTATCAAAATAATCATCATACTTTTCTATAAATAAATAAGTATCTTTATTATGACAATATTTAATAACATCTGCTTCTTTAATAGATAATGTAAAATAATATTTTAATAAGTCAATATATTTCATATTTATAGATAAATCATCTTCACAAATTAAGCAATTATTATAATTTTCATAATAAGCATGTTCAATAGCTGTATAGTGAGCTAATGCACAACTAATACCATGTATTTGATAATTTAAATCATCATAAAAAGATGCGGTTTTTATATGATGTATATTTTCAAAATTATAAATGTCTAAACCATAAATAAATTCAAAATCAATATTTAATTCATTAAATAATTCAGATATTTGTTTGCGTCTACCGATGTTACGGACATATGATATAACATAAACCTTTTCATATATGAAATTTTTCATATTAGTTTAATTTATATATTTATTATAATCATAATTCCAATTAAAAAATAATTCATATATAGGAATATTTGTATGTTCTATATGATAATATTTGCATAACAAAGACCATATACTTTGTTCATGTCTATTATCAATAAATCCATCATAATTATCTTTTTCATTATTATGTATATCTGTAACTAATTCAAAATTATTTTGCAATATTTCATTCCATAAATTAATTATTTCAATTGATTTTTTGCATTTTCTAATAAAAATTAATCCTGATCCATATTGATATTCATTTAACTCATCAAATGTAAATTCATAATTTAAATATTTTTCTACGCATTTTCTTAATTTATATGTTGTGTATAATAAATCATTTGATGCTTCACCACATTGTCCAATTATACCATTTTCATCTATTTTTAATCTATTAATAACATCTAATATATGTTTAGTTGTTATATCAAATTTTTCATTTAAAGATATAAAATCAGAATCCATATATACTAAAATATCATTATCATTTATTTGATTTAAATATTTTAATATTAAATATGGTCGCCATGATGAATATCCATATAATCTATTTCCATATTTTTTAATACGTTCTTGAATTATGCTATAAATATTTTTATCTAAATCATTTTCAGTTAATGCATATATATTATTAAAGATATTTAATGTTTTAGCTTCATTTGGAATAATATTTTTATTTATTACATAATTTGATGAACAAAAAGTTAATAAATTTACATTCATATTAGTTTTTAATATATTTAAATAATTGTACTTTCAAATTCATTTGTTATCAATTTATATTTACTACCATATAATTTAATATCTGTATTTTTAATTAATTCTTTAAATATTAAATCTTCACATAATATTTCATTTGATAATACATAATCAATATATATTTTCATTCCATTTCTAGATATTGCATAACATTGTGAACTTAAATTACAAAAATGATTTGGTAATGATCTTTTATTAATAAAATTAAATAAAACTTTTTCATTATTCAAATGATTTAATGTTAATGTTTTTTGAATCATTGTATCATTTGAAAACTTAATTATATCATAATCAAAATCAATTTTATTTATTAGTAAATCTAATAAATTACTATCGATAAAACTTACGTCATCTTCACAAATTAAAATATTATTATATCCTAATTCATATGCAATTTTAATTATTGTAAAATGATTTAATGATACATTAAAATTATTTGCATATATATATTTATTATTTAACTCAATAGAATCATAATAATCTGTTTTTAATTGAGGAAATAATGTAGAACATTTCAAATCAATGCTAGGACGTTTTGTTGAATAGTATATATAACTATTTTTTATTTCAAATTTATTTATTATATTATTTATATTTTTATGTCTTTCATAATTATTAGATAATGTTAAAAATATTACTTTATCAAAAAAATCAAAAAATTTCATAAGTTAATAATTTATATTTGAATAAAATAACTCCCAAAAAACCCCAATAATCATTTCAATTATAAAAGCAATTGTTCTTGGAGATCCATAAAAATCAATATTTATATTTTCATTAATTTTATGATATTTCAAGAATAAATCATAATTTAAATTATTTAAAGATTCATCTAACATCTTAAATTCATTTACATAATAATCAGTTAATTCTTTCTTTTCAATTGATAATATGTTCTTAAACAAGAATTTAATATAATTCTCAATAAATATCATTAGTTCTTCAAATATATCCCATTTACATAAATATAATTCTCTATAACTTTGAATATAAAATGGACTATTCATTATTTTTTCTAATCTATTTAAATAAAATTTTGAATAATATTTATTTATATATTCTAATAATAATGTTACATGCAATTCTAATCCTTTATATTTCCAATCTTCAATTAAATTATTATGTTTTAGTGAAAAATTAAGAAATGTATAAAATAACGAATGATTATATATATAGCAAATAAGATCGTTATTTATTATAGAATCATAATTTCTTCTATAATGACAAAATCCTATTATATCAGATTTAATATTAGTTTTCCATACATAATATTGAGTTACATATTCACAAAGATATAATTGGGCATAATTAAGTGATAAATCTAAATTTTCTTTAGTATAAAAAAGTTTAAAATTATTTTTTTCTTTTAAATTATAATTTTTAATTAATGATTTATCATGATATGTACACCAAATAGTATAAGTAATATTATTCATATTTTATTATATTATGATCATAATTTGTTGTTTTAAATATTAAAAGATTAATTATATATGATCATAAATAAATTTATCAGTTTTACATATAAAATATTTTTCTAATTCATCTACTGATTGTATAAATGGATATTGGTTAATCATATAATTAAATAACTCATTATCATTATCTACTTCTTTAATTTTTTCTAATATTTCATCATATGTAAGTCCATTACAATTTATAAATGAATCTTTATTAAACCATTCATTAACTCTTTCGGCACCCCAATATATTGGAACAACTTTGTATATATAAGCATTTATTATTTTTTCAGTTATATACATTAAATTACCTAAAGATGGTGAATTCTCAAAACATAAATTAAATTTATAATTATTATGATATTTTATCTTTTCTTCTAAATCCCAAGGTAGTAATTTACCATTTGTATTATTTAAAACTTGTCCACAGCAAGTTATTTCTTTATAATTTTTTGAAATATATTTAACTAAATTTGTTCTATATTGGGCATTATAGCAATCTTCATTTAGTGCGCAAAATGTGCAAAACTTATTTTTATCATTTAAATTTATTTTATAATTTAAAGATGTTCGGTAATCATCAAAAAATAATGCAAAATATGGATAATATATATTATCATTAGAGTCATCATAAAAACTCATTGATAAATTATTATTCTTATAAAACAAAAATGGATCACTATTAAATATTTTATTTGCGCCTACTGCAGTATTTTCATCAGTCCAATAAATAAAATTTGGATTTCCTTTAACTAATTGCAAATTTTCTATTTTATCATATAATGAATAAAAAACAATATCACATTCATGTTCTTTACAATTATCACAAAATTCATATTTATGATTTGTATATTGATTTAATAATTCAACTAACCTATATATTCTATAATATCCAGAATCACCAAATGATTCATTAGTATAAAAATTAATAAATCCAATTTTTAATGTTTTCATTTTTATATGTTAAAATATTTTTCTTTTATATTGTTAATCAATTGTATCTATTATATATTGGAATTATTATATAATTATTCATCATATATTAAATTATAATATGATTTATCTATTATTTTATAATATATATACAATTCTTTTTTGTCTTCTTGTTGAACTTGTGAATCAAATCTTTCATCTAAATATACTAAAGGAACTGTTGAAAAATAATGATTTAATTTATATTTTTCTTTATTATTTGTATGTCCATAAAAATCATATTGATTAGCACTTTCAAATGGTGGATAATCAGCAGCTAAAAATTCTTTATCAATTTCATCGATAAAATATTTCATTCCTTTTCTTGATAATGCTAATCCATTATTTGACCATGCGCCAAATGGAGTTTTAATAAAATATTTGCCATTCTCATATTCTTTTATTAAATTCTTATAATCATACATATCTTTATTAAATAAAAGACTAAATTGAATTATATCAAAATCTTCAGGCATATGATCAATAAAATCATTTAATACTTCAGTTTTCATTAAAGAAAAATCATCTTCAAAAATAAGTATGTTATTAAATCCTCTTAAATATGATGTCTTAATAATAGTATAAAAATTTCTTGTAAGATTAAATTCTGAAGCATTTTCAAATGCACGCCCTTTATTTGCAAATATTAAAGAATTTGCGCATATATAACTATGAGGATGGTAACATGACCAAAATATTTCAAGTTCTAAATTATTCTTTTTAATTTGATATTCTATATTTTTCATTCGTTCTTTATTTTCAGCACAATGAATAACATATATTTTATCAAATTTATCATTTAATATGCATTTATCATTACTTAATATGGGTTGCTTGTTAATATCCATGGCTTATTTAAATTATTTTTCTTTAAAAAATATGACATATCAAAATTAAAATTAATAGAATTTCTTATTTTATTAAATTCTTCAAGATTTGCAACATGTCCATTTACAATATGAGAAGCAATTGATTTATCGTCAAATGCATCATACATAATTTTTTCATAAATATATTTAGATTCATTACAAAAGAAACAAATTAAATTAAACATATTATCGTAATATAATATATTATCTTTATCATAAATGTCTATAATATTATTATTTATAACTCCACATTTTACATCTTTATTTATTTTTATTGAATACCAAGTTAATGATATTGCAATAGATATATATAATGCTATATATGTGCTTAAGTTAAATAGTCTAACTCCATTTATGATATCTTTTAAATGATTTGTAATTCCAAAAAATATTAAATCATTATTTATAACTGGCACACTTGTATCTGCTAAATATTCGGAATAAAAATATAGTTTATCTAAATTTGTTACTATTGATTTATCAAATAAATTCAATTGCATTCCGCATCTTATATCTTTATCAGAAATTTTTCCATTTTCATTTACATAATTATTCTCATCGATTTTATCAAATCCAATTAAATAAGGCTGAACAATATAATATGGAAAAGTCTCTAAATAACGTTCATATTTAACATCCCAGTCTTGCGTATAAAATCTTAATGGTTTTGATATTACCATATAAAATTTTGTTTTACATGAATTAATTGCTTCAATTAAAGCATTGGAATATGTTTTTTGATCATCATTTAATTTTATAAATGATACAGTATATTTTTCCAAATATGATAAATTTAAATCTTTTTTAGAATAATCAACAACTAAAATATTAACATTATTTGATGTCATTCTAATATTAAGAACAGTTTTTTCAATATCTGTTTTCCATTTTTCATTGACTAATAATATTACTGTTGTTTTCTTAGGATCATTATTAATATAATGAAATGTTCTATGATTTAATTTAAATGTGCCATCATATTTGAATTTATTTATTACATTATCATAATGAACGGAATTTTCATTTTTATGTGAATAAATCTGCATTATATTAGAATCGTACCACATTTTAACACCATAATGATACATAATCTGATTAAATACTGCATCTTCCATTGAATCATAAATTTGTGAAAACAAAAATGGAACTTTTGATAATACTTTTTCTTTATTCAACATATAAGAAGGGTGCATTACAGCAACATGAACTTCATTTTCTTTTACTTCATGTGAATCCGCTATCTGTGGAAATATAATATGATTATCATCAGTAATCATTGCATTTGATATTACTTCATAATCATTGTTTTCCAAAAACAAATACTGATATTCTAATCTTTCTGGATACATTTGATCATCTGAATCTGAAATAGCTATATACTGTCCTTTAGCTATCTTAAATCCATAATTAAGAGTCTGTGATTTTCCTGTATGCTCAGTATCAAAATATTTAAAACGTTCATCATTAAAAGATTCAATTATCTTCTTGTTCTCTTCTAAATATTTTGTTGATCCATCATTTATTATCAATACTTCAAAATCTTTGAATGTTTGCTTATAAATAGATTCTAATGCATTTTTAAATAAGTCAGGCGGAGTGTTATATAAACAAGTTATAACTGAAACTTGTATATCCATATCTTGCATCTATATATTAAAATTTATTTATTAAAAATAGTAATTTAACAAATATTAAAACAATATAATTTGAAAATATTCGTCATCTCCATGGGGTGACACTATAAATATTGTTTTTATATAGATGAATTATAATTTTGTAAAGATGACTCAAATAAATTAGGATTTTTAATAATTTTTCCATTTAATGAATATAATTTGCACAAATTAAATAATTTTTCAAATATTAAATCACATATTAATAATCCATTATTCTCAATATAATCAATATATATTTTCATTCCATTTTTAGATAATGCATAAATCATAGCGCTTGCTAAATACCCTCTATTCGGTTCTAAAATATATTGAATATTATCAGTTTTATTGAATTCTAATTCATTATCGCACATATTATAAAATTTTATAATATCATAATCTTGTGGCATACGATTAAATACATTTAAAACTATATCAGTATTATCTATAAAATTAACGTCATCTTCACAAACCAATATAGAATTAAATCCACGTTCATATGATGTTTTAATTATATTATAATGATAATATGCATTATCAAATATTCTACTATATGTATTATCGTCATATATTTGCATTTTATCATACCAATCATATTTTAATGTTGGTATAACATTTTCAATTCCTTTTAGGAAATTATTTCTAGTTGCATACCAAAAAGTTAAATCTTTTTCATCTACACCTATTTTATTAAATTCTTTTACACAATTATCGTGACGATTTTTATTTGTAACTAAATTAATTATATAAATTTTATCAAATGGCAATATCATTTATTTATGTTTAAAGTATATTTTATAAAAATAATTAAAATTATTAATTTTTTTTCTTTTAATAAAAAATATTATATAATATTTGAATTTATTTGTAAGCATAACTATATATTAAATATAAAATTTAATATAGATATGAAATTTTTTAAAAAGAAGTCAATTCAGCTTTGGATCGGTGTTAATAAGAACGGCAGTATATCAATGCATACTAATGAGCCGCAGCGTAATGAAGACACGGGAACTTGGGTTTCAAATTCTCCGTTTGTAAATTCTGTTTTATATAAGAATTTTTCTGAGATGATTGAAAAGACTCAAATGAATTGGGAATCTTCATGTGAAGTTTTTCAGATTCAATTATAAATATTTTTTATCATCCTTAGATAGTTGTGGAATGTTTTCTAAGGATGATAAAATAGAAAATATATAATCTATTAGGTAATGAAATTACAAGCATATGATAAGTATGAATATATGTGGCCTAATTTATCTGGATTTTCTTTAAAAGCCATTTTGGATAAATTTAATCAATTAGGTCAAGAAGGATGGGAAGTAATTACATTTAGTTTAGATAGTTGCCAAGCATTATTAAAACGTAAAATAACAGAAGTAGAAATATGAAATACCCAAAGGTAGGCGAAAAGTTTTATTGGAAAACTCAAGAAGGTGAAATTGTTGAAAGCACATGTTTTAAGATTGAGGAAGAAGATAACCCAGATTTAGAAACAATGTTTTTTATTTCAATTTCAAAAAATGGTGGCGGATGCTTCGTTACGGAAAGTGATATTGTAGATTCTAATTCGAAGGAAGTAATTGAATTTAAGAAAAGACTAGCTAAACAAAAGGTAAATGAAATCATAGAATATCTTTCACAGGAAGAAATTCATAATATGGTATATTCTGTTCTTAGAAAGTCTTACTATGAAGATGATGCATCAGATATTTTTGAAACTTTAACAAACAAAAATAATTATGAATAAAACTATTTATTATATTGAATGTAAATGCATTAAGAATATTGTTTTTCCTAATGTAACTATAAAAGAAGGAGAAATTCTTTATTATAATAAGAAAGCATCATCTAATGAAATGTATTGTTTTAATAATTTCATTAATCCAGATTCAGAGATTGTAAAGAATGCTAATAAGTATCGTGCAATTGGATCATGGAGTTATTTGCCATTTACGAGGAAGAAACAAAATGCTAAGAAATGGGAAGTAAAAAGATATGCAGAAGATATTGTAAGAATTATGAATAAACTTGGTGAATTTAATGCCATTATTAAAGAAATTAAAGTAACTTATAATGAAGAGGAAATATGAAAGTAATCTTTTTAGATTTTGATGGTGCTATAACTATTTCACATGTTAAATAAATTAAATAAAATTAATGACAAAATATTGTTTACAAGAAAGAGCAAAAGTATATGATTTGTATTTAGAACATTTAAAATTAAATACACAGGAATCTTATATAAATTATATTAAAGCAACATGTGATTTTCAATATAGATTTAAAAAACGATATGATCCATTAAATTTAAATGATGATTATGATATAATGGGAATAACATTACGTACGATTAATGGAAAATTTATACCTATTGAATTGCGATGAAAGTAATATTTCTTGATTTTGATGGCGTTATAACGATTCCTCCAAAATGGAATATAAGACCTGAAAAAATTAAATGGATTAAGAAAATAGTAGATGAGACTGGAGCTAAAATTGTAGTCTCATCTTCTTGGCGTAGTAATAATCTTGAAAATACAGTAAAATATATAAAAGGCAATAAAAAACCTTGTTCAAGAAACAAAATGCTTTATTGGCTTACAGATAATATTTATGATATTACTCCCTGGTTTTCTGATAAAAAATATAATAGTTCTGGTCGTGGCGGAGAAATTCAGACATGGTTAGATAAGCATCTAGAAGTTGAAAATTATATAATTATTGATGATGATAGTGATATGCTTGATTCTCAATTATATCATTTTATTCAAACAGATTATCAAACAGGATTTACAGAACATGAATATGAATTAGCATATAGAATTTTAACTAATAAATATATTTATAATTCAATTGGTTTAAATTTTGAATTGCGAGATAGATGGAGAAAGAAATGTGAAGGAAATAATGAACTATGGGAAAGCACTATTAAATATAATGATTTATGCAAAGATATAGATTAATAATATATGAAGGAGTATAAAATAATCTTTTTGGATATTGACGGAGTAATGAATAGTGCTCAATATGATTGTTGGAGACATAAAAATCATATTAGAAAATACGGTAGTATAGATCCACGCGAATGCTATCGTATGTCAAGATTCTGTAAAGATTATGATATTAAACTTGTAATATCTTCATCATGGCGTAATGGAAATTCGTGGCAACAATGTTATGATGAATTTATGAGAGATGGATTAGGATTAGGAGATTTTAATCATTATGGAATTCAATTGTTATGCCCATATATTGTTGGAGTTACACCATATTCAAATAGCAGACATCGTGGACAAGAAATACAATACTTCTTTGATATAACAAATGGACAATATAAAGACTTTAAAAAAGTTATGAAGGAAGATTTCGTTATTTCAAATTATTGTATAGTTGACGATGATAACGATATGTTGGAATCTCAAAAGAAACATTTTGTTCAAACAAATCCTTGGACTGGTTTAACTAAGAAAGATTATAAAAAAATTAAACAGATATTGACTGTATGAATAATAAAACTGAATATATAGTTAATTTAAATTTTTGTTATATAAGATGCAGTCCTAAAGAAGATAAATGTAAAGATTGCCAATATTTAAAAATATTTAAAGAAATATATGAAAATTGAATTGTATTTGTAAATTACTATATTATTTATGTAATTAAAAATTAAAATCATGACATTTACAGAAATTTTTGAAAACTTTAAGAAACATTCTTATATTAGACGTGAAAGTTGGAGTGAAAATACATTTATTCAACTTCGGCGTACAGTAGTAAATCAAATTCGTTTTGTAATGTTCGCAACAGCAGATACTACAAATATGAAAGTAATTAATGTATTGAATAATGATATTAGATTATCTGCTGATGATTTACTTGCTGATGATTGGGTTGACATTGATGATTTAATTTAAAATGCAATTAAAATATTAAAAACAAAATAATTATGGGAAAGCAAAAAAGAAGTGAGAACACTTATCAGAAGATTAACACAATCTTCATGCGAGATGCAAAGAATGTAATTATGCCGTATGAACCATTTGTTGAGCCTGAGTTCAATTATCTTCGTGGTTTGAAATGGCGTGGTGAATGCAAAATTGATGGAACCAATATGCGTATTGAAGTAACTAAATCAGAAGTATGGGATGATCTTATGAAGCCATCTAAGCTTGAAGGCGTAAAGTTTAATGTTCGTATTGCAGGTAAGACTGATAATGCACAGATTCCACCAAAGCTACTTAAGTTCATGGAAGATAATTATCCTAAAGATAAAGTACTTGCGTCTCTTGGTCTTAAGGAATTTATTCCTGTAAATGAGTGGGAGTCAGAGCACAATTGGTTAGAATATGACCAGATTCCTAATATCTATACAATTTATGGAGAAGGATATGGGGCAGGCATTCAGAAAGCTGGTGGAAACTATATTAAAAATGGGGTAGGATTTATTGTATTTGATGTCAAGGTAAATGATATTTATCTTAAGACTGATGCTCGTGATGAGATTGCTAATAAGCTTGGTGCTCCTATTGTTCCATTGATGGGTTACTTTACACTTGATGAAGCAATTGAATATGTTCGTAATGGATTTAAGACTGGTCTTTGGGATAATAAGGATTTTATCGAGGAAGGTCTAGTTCTTCGTCCTGCATTTGGTCTAAAGAACCGTATGGGAAAGAGACTTATTGTAAAAGTTAAGTATGAAGACTTCCAGAAGTATCGTCAGGTTTATGGAACTGATGAAAAGGTAGATCAGCCAGTAAATGAAAATTACAAGGGTGACAAACTTGGTTATGCATTTACTTGGTAAATATATTACATTATTAAAATTATGTAAGAAATTTTAATTATAATACAGTCAGCCAGGGAGACTATAAAATCTGAACTGAAGAGACCTGGACGAAATATCCCCGAATCCGTTTGCTTGTGAAAGTAGACGGATTTTTTTATATTACATTATATGTAAGAAATTTTAATTATATTTGAATTTTATTATAAAGTTACTATATTATAATTGTAAAATATATTTAATTATGGTAATTACAGCAATTGGATTCGCAAACAAGTATTACACACTGTGGCAAATTTCAGAAGAGACAAAACCTCTTGGTAATGGGCGTAGTTATGTAATCACTCACTATACTTATGTGAAGAATATTTCCTTTGATAAGGAAACTGCTCTTGCTAAGTATCCTGGTGCTACACTTAATGAGAATCTTCGCGGTATGACTCGTTCATGGGATTCTGCTCCTAAGGAAGTTTGGGATAATGTAGATACATTCCGCTTCGGTAAGTATGCATATACAAAAATTGCCGATAATACTGATACAAACTATCTGGAGTGGTATTGGAACCAGATTAATGCTGACCATAAGGAATATGTTGGAGAAGTACTTAAGTCTCGTGGTTATGAAATTCGTAGCTGGGTATCAGAATATAATGGATCTGAGAATTTTTACCTCGTAAGTCCTGAAGAATTGGAAGCTGAAAAGATAAGAGAAGCCAAAAAGAATTCAACACTTAAAATGCTTGAGTCAAATGATCCGTTTAATATAACATTTGATCATAATCCTGATGATGAAGGAGATTGCAGAATTGGAGATATTCTTTATCATTTCCAGGAAGTTAAGTCAAACTATTATCAGGGTTGGGAATATTATCTCCCAGTAGTTAATGGGAAGCAGAAGAGAATTAAGAACAAGAATCTTGTCATTAAGAACTATACATATCGTACTGAAGATAACGGACTTATCGTAGTTGAGATTCTTGATTTTGAAATTGTTAAATAAATTATGTAATTTATATGGAGCAAAACAAACATTATGAATATCTAAAGTCATTTAAGAAAGAAGATCTAATCAAATTTTATATAGATAAAGAAAAACAACTTAACGATTGGATTGATAGATATCATAAGGTTAAAGAAGAAATAAGTGACGTAGAAAGAAAATGTCAAGAAAAAATAAAGGACATGGAAGCTCGTCATGATAAACAAAAATATAGAGAATGGAAACAACATATTGATACACATTATCTTGATAGGTATATTACAGAATTTTTAACAGAAAAACTAAAATTAATTGCTGAAGCAAATTTTGATCCTTATTCAGATAGTGATTATCAAAATTTGAATATTAAACTAACATTAAATGACAAAATTATAGCATCAGACGATACATATGTATGATAACATGAAAACTATGTAAGAAATACATATTATATAACATGAAAATTTCATGTGAAATTTGAATTATATTACATTATATGTAAGAAATACATATTATATTTGAATTTTTTATTTTTTGTTCTATTTTATATTTGTAATAATTTAAATTTTAACAAATATGAAAGCTATCGGTTTTGCAAAGAAGTTCTATACATTGTGGGAGATCTCCGAGAATACTGTAGATCTTGGTCATGGACACCATAGAATTTACACCGTGTATACATTTGTAAAGAACATCTCGTTTGACAAGAACATTGCACTTGCAAAGTATCCCGAAGCTGAATTTAATGACGAACTTTGCGGAAAGACCAAGTCTTGGACGTCAGAGCCCCAGGATATCTGGGATAACGTAGATATTTTCCGTTATGGCAAATACAAGTATCAGACTATTGAAATGTGCAAGGATACAAAATATATTGCTTGGTATTGGGGAACTACATCTGGTGATCACAGGAATTACATTAGTAATATTCTTAAGAGCCGTGGCTACGAGATCCGTTATACATATATGAATATAGGTCGTAAGAAGATTGCTAAGCCTTATTTATATAGTGTTGAAGATTATGAACGCGAGCTCCAGAAAAAGAGCAAGTACAATGAAACGTACAATAAGGTTACTGATAACGAACCACTTAAGTTAGAAATCACCAAGCATCCTGGAAGTAAAGGTGATTATTTTGATGGAGATATTAGATATCATTTCAATGAGGTAAAACGGTATCATTATGAAGATCTTGAATATCATCTTCCTATTTTGAATGGACATGCAAAGAGAATTAAGAATAGGACAATCATTATTACTGATTATACATATAATATAGATGAAGATAATATGATAATTGATATCAATATTAATAATTTTAAAGTTTTGAAAAGATAAGATATGAACAGAGCAGAAAGACGTCGTCGTAATCAAGTTATATATGATAGACGAGTAAAAAGATTTTATCAAATGTGGAATCATCCAACAGTGCCATGTACTGAGGAAGAATTACCAGTTCATAATTATAGATGCAAAATTAATCATCGTTATTGGAGACCTGCAGAAAATTGGAAAGAATATCAAGCATTAGATCCTTCAATGCATCTTTATAAAAATACGGGAACTATATGGGATCATGGATATTGGAATAAATTTGATCGTCATAGATTGAATAAGCAATCAAGAAGAAATGCTAAATTAGATATTAAAAATGGAATAGAAGTTGCATTTGAAAGAACAAATATAAAATAAAGAGGAACTTATTGTTCCTCTTCTTTGTATGTAGTAAATGGAAATTTCTTTATATTATTTGTTTTCATAAACTCAACCATTTTATCATATCTTTCAATATCTCGTGGAGTTAAATCATCTACATAATTATTTTCAATTAATGTTTCTGGTATATTGTATGAAGTAAATCTATTTGATTGATATGACTCATTTAATTTCTCAATAAGTTTTTTACATTGATAACGACTCTTTCCATAAACAATATATTTACTATTAAATTTTGCACATTTATCATAAACTTCTATAAACCATATATCACCAACAATACTTAGCATTTGATAAATATTTTGCTTATGCTTATCAATAATATTTGCATGATTTTTCAACTTATTAACAAATTCTTCTGTTGATAATAATGGAAAATCTTCAGATGCATCCTTTTTCATAAGTACACGTGTATTATGAATATTATTAAATTGCTCATCTAATATTACTTTATTATCTTTAAGTATTTCATATTCTTTTTTAGATATAATTCTTGGGTACCCATAACCATTTTCATCAATATTTAATACTTCCCAAAATTTATCTGTATCAATGTTATACATTTTATATTCAAGAATATTATATGTTTTGTCGGCCCAAGGATTAAATTCAAATAAAGTTTCTTTTGCTTCTATATATGATTCAGCATATATAATTATTTGTTTGTCAGAATCATATTGTCTAAAAATGTAAATCATACTTGTTTTTCTTTATATTTTTTGATGTCTTTTAAAATCTCTTCAATAAATTCATTAGGCATATGCAATGGAGGGTCAATTTTTATTATATACCCACCATTTTCACCATCATATTCAAATTTCAAATTTGGTATAATCAAATTAAGAATATCTTTATAAAGAAAATAATCTATGTCTTCTGAAGAATTTTTAATCTTTTTTAATTCTTCTTCTAATTCTGCAATCTTATTTTCTAAATCTTTTTCAATTTTTAGATGTTTCTTTATAAATGTACTTACTAAACCATTTGAATCCATTTAAACATTTAATATATTTATGCCCACGCCCTATCATCAGCCAAATTATCTTGCCATCTTGATGATACATCTATACCTACATCTACTCCACAATATGCAGTGTCTATATATGTCGTCTTGTTATATTTTTATAAATTCCTATTGCTGTATTTTCTGCTTCACGTTCTTTCATTAATCTTTGAATATATTCAATTTCATCAGCTCTTATATGATATCCTTCAATTGATAATAATGGCATATCACTGTACCTATCTAATGATAAATTAATTGAAGCGCATTTAATCATGTTCATAAATATGTCATATCCTTTTGGTATGTCATTTTTTGTATTGTCTTTAGATGATTTTAAAGCTTTAATTTGTTCACCTAATTCAAAAATTGTATTTTCTAATTCCTTTTCTCTATTAACAAGTTTCTTAATAAAATCTTTTGTCAATATACCTGCATTCTTTTCAAGTGATTCCATATTCTTTAATATTATAAATAAAATTTGGTAACGATATACCTGTTAGCTATATCTTTTATTAATTATTTATTGTGTTTCAAATCACATCTCATTAGATGTAATTATATTACATTTACATTAGTCAATTAAAATAACACCATCTGTTGGTTTTCTATCACCCATTATTTCAGACAAACCGAATGTTAAGATAGCTGCTAATATTCTTTTAATTTTCATAATCTTTTATTAATTATCATTAGAATGGTATTTCGTCGTTCTCAAAATCAAATAATGTTTTATCTTCTTGTTTATTGCCTTTAGTATCTTCTTCTATATTAATTTGATTAAATATAGTATCTCTCAATGAATTTGTATTCTCTTGTTTTCTCATAAATCTATTATTAGATTCATCCATTTCTGAATATTCATAATATCCGTATGGCTTATGTATTACATTTGGTAATTCAGAAGCTACATCTGAAAGTTTCTTCTTTTCAGTTATTTCAAATGGGGCATTAAGTAATTCATCATCCTCATCAAATTCATCTTTCATATCATTTATTAACTCCTCAGCAAAGAATTCCTTTGTTAATGATGAGCCCCCATAAAAATCTGTTAAATCAGTTTTCTTTTCCCAAAGTAATTCAAATGGAACAACTCCAATAGTTCCTTTATGAGGTCTTGATTGAATAACAACAACTTTCCATAAATCTTTAGTTAATTCAAATATAGTCTCAAGATATTCTTTATCATCAACTACAAGATTCTTTACTGAATTAGCATATCCTACAGCATAATCAGCAAGATATTTATTAATCTCATTTTCATTTGTTGAACTATGAGCCTTAACCCAATCTTGTGTTTGCTTAATAAATTTTAAAACAGGGAAGTCCAATCTTTTCTTTTTACGATTAGCTTCTATTTGTACAAATTTTCTAATACGATTAAGTTTTGTATAATTAATTCTATTTTGTTTCTTATCAATACAATATTCAAATATATCTCTTATAGTCTTACAATCATAGAATTTATATAAACCTAATACGATTGGAATATTTTTCTCAAGAACCTCAATATCTGAAGCATATAAGTTATTTTCTTCTCTTTCAATTTTATATTCCTTATCTTTAAATATACTATATGATCCTTTTAATAATTCTTTATATAAATCAATATTTCCATCTGTTAATTGATCCAAGAATTTAAATGTTTCAGTTGTCATATAATTATATCTATTATGACGACAGTTCTTTAAGAATTCTTCAGCTTCTTCTTGTTTATCTTCTTTAATTCTATCATTAAAATTATTTGTTATTACATTATATCCATAATACTTCATGCCATTAGTTAATACTTCTAATTGTTTTGAATATTCTGTATAACGCTCTTCAAATATCTTTAGCTTATACGTTGTTTCATCTATATAATAACGACATTCATTTTCATCATACTTAAGATATCTATTTGAAGACAATAATGATTGAATAAGTGGATTATATTTTGATTCCTCATTATTACGTTCAAGCATATCATTACAAGTATGGATCAAATCTCGTGCAAATAATAAATCTTTCTCACTGAAATTCAAATCCAATGGTTGTGTAAGATAATAATTAATTGCTACTCCTGAAGAATCTTCTTTTTCCAAAAATAATTTTATAAATAAATCATTATTACGAAGACGATTTGCAAATTGCTCAATATCTTGTGCTATCCATGTTTCATTAAAATATACACTAAATCTATTCCTATCACATATATCAACTCCAACTGAAAGATAAGTCGTACAGAAAATTATGTCATTGCATCCAATAGACTTATTAATATTAATTGTGTCCATTGATTCTTCTCCATAATTTGATTTCTTATAATAGAATGCTTTTAGATCTTTAGTATATTTAAAATCTGTTAAGAATTTTTGTATTAATCCAGTTATTTGGTCAAAATAAAGATTTCCATTATTTGTTGGGAATAATATTTTCTTTCCATCAATAATATCTTTAGCCATTGATTTGCACATCTCAATTAACTTTTCTTGTTTTGTTGGAACCATATTAATTTCAAATTCCTTAATACGATGGTCTTCTTTAATTACTTTGATATGCTTAATATTTGGAAAGAATAGCATTTCTCCAGTTGGTGTTCCTGTCATCATTATAATCTTTGCCTTACAGTTTGCAAGACGCTGGATAGTTGGTGACATAACATCTCTATATGAACTTGTAAATAATAAGTGTGACTCATCAATCACAATATATTCAAATCCTGCCTGGTCTAATTCAAAAACATTTAATCTTGAAAATTTATCAATAGTCATTGACATATTTCTATCACCTAATATATCATCAAGTGTTGGTCTTTTATTGCCATAGAAATATAGCCAATCAGAAGTTTTCTCATCTGCTTCAACTTTTGCTTTAATAGTTGATGTGAATGGAAGAATCAATAATGTTTTAGCTTTTAAGCTTTTGATCATTTCAGTCTTTCCATAACCAGCACCAGCTTCAAGCAAAGTTATATGTGATAAGTTTCCAATAATTTCATCTTTTAAGTCTGAAAGATATTGATTGGCTTTCATATAAAGAATTACCGAAGAAGTCTTATCATTTAGAATTCTTGTTGGATCTAAATCAATATTTGCATTCTGTAATTCTTCTTCAAGTTTTTTCATTTCATCAGTATATAAGTTATCTGCTTTAATCTTTAACTTAAATCCATGATTCTTATTTAATTCTTTAACGGCCCATATTGAAATTGGCTTATTATGTATTGAAGCAGTTTTAACGTCACCTCTTAACTCTTGTTTTGGAGTTCCTTCACAAATTTCAATCATAATCTGTAAAGCTTTTTCTTCTCCATATATAGAAGTTAATGTATTAGCCAACTGCCAACGTTGAGCATGCTTATAATGACGTTTTCCAGAACTTTTTGATATATCCCTGTCATTAATGCCTGAGATATTTGTTATCTCAATATTTTCATCTTCTTTAGTTTCTGTATTAAACCATTCAAGCTTATGAAAAATATCTTTTAAGTCAGGATGTGTTATCCAATCAATACTTGTAACTCCGCTATGAAATGCAGACTCAAAATTAACATCTAATCTTAAATCTTTAAAATTAGTATTAAGTAATGCATTATTATCAGATGAAATAAAAATACCTTGTTGAGGCTTACACATCGCCATATCCATATACTTAAATATGTCATCTTTTGTATATCCAAATTTCTTTGAATATTTCATAAGAACAATATAAATATATGAATACTTATGTCTAAAATTGCATACATACTCAATATGTCTTGCATTAGTCTCAATTGATATTGGAGTTATTTTTGTCCAAACGTGACAAGATTTTCCTGAAGCAGAAATACAGCATCCTAAGAACCAATTATATTGTTTTAATTCATTAAATAAAACTTGCTTTAAATTTAATGCTAATGCTGCATCTTTAATATCAATATCTATAATCTGAAGTCCATTCCAAACATTATAAGACATATCACCTATAGGACGTTGATTTGTTGAAGATGAATAAACAACCTTTCTTTTGATTTTTTCAGTATTCTTATATGTTGGGTCTTTCATTAAATTATATATATCTCCCCAGTTCCATATAATGCCTACTTTTTCATAAATGCTATTTACTACTAATGTCTCAATAAATTGCAATTGGTCTGAAAAGAATTCTTCTTGTTCTTCTTCAGTGCATTCATTATAATTTTCTGAACTATAATTTTGTTCTATAATATTTTCATTCATTTCATTTAGTTCATTATAATCTGGAGATATCTGACTAAATGAAGTTAATATATCTGTTATTGATTTTTCTTTATTACTATATGTATCATTTATCTTTTTTAAATAGCTTCCTAAATTAGAATATAATTCAGACATTAATATTATTTATATATTTTGTAAATTTAAAATAGTTTAAAATTATATAAAATTAACATAAAAAATTAATTATTTAACCATGTTTTTAATTCATTTATATTCCAAAATTCAATATAATTTAAATTATTTTGCTTAGCAATATTTCTTTTGTTTACATCTCTAATAGTCCAAGTATTAATAGCATTATTATAATATTGAGTATTCTTTTCTTTCCATGATTTTAATATTAATTGATCTTCTTTACTATTTTCATTATATGGATGATTACAATGTGTCCATCCATAATTACATTCTATATATAAATCTAAACTTGGAATATAAAAATCGCAATTAAATGGATATAATTCAGATCTATATTGCCTTATAATATCAGAATATTTTTCTTTTAATAAATTATATGATATATCTTCTGACTTTGATTTATTAAATGTATTATTTTTACGTTTTGTAATAATTTGATTTTTAATCATAGATTCCCAATCAATTTTATTTTTAATTTCTTCATATTTCATTGGATTATCTACTCCATATTTATTAATAAATGTATTTTTTATTTTTTGTTTAATTTCATCTAATTTTGATACATTATCAACTCCATATTTTTTTAAGCATGTTTCTTTAATTTTATTATGTATATCATTTTGCTGTAATTTAAGTTTTTCTTTTACTTTATTTTTTATATGATCATTTTTTAAAGGATTATCTACTCCATAATGTTCTAAACATGTTTGTTGTTTTTTTATTTTAATACTATCCAATTGTGAAATATTTTCTACTCCATATTTTTTACTAATTATATCACTTAATGATAAAATTTTTAACTTATTTGCGCATTTATTTGAACATGTTTTTCTATATGGTATATTTGGTAATCTAGTAAAATGTAAAATATTTCCACATATTTTGCATACTGGTTTAATTTCTATTTTATAATATATTCTTACAATTGATTCTAATATTGATTCGCTATCATTAAATCTTTTATTTAAATAAACTACATATATATCTGGAATGTTATTAAGTTTTTTAGTTGATAATCTTAATTTATTTCCATATTTATAATAAAAGTATTTAAGTATATCATTATCTGTCATATAAAAAATTATTTTTATATAAATTTAATTAATATAGAATTTATGCAAAATTGTGTTCAATCATCTCAAAATAATAACGTTAATATGGAAGAGTTTCTAAAACAAAAAGCTCAATTAGAAGATCAAATGGATTATAATTTTATACAAAGAATAATTCAAGATATTACTCAGTCATGCGCATTGCCTCTTCCATTGCCTGCGTCTGCTATACCTCCACTTATCTGGCAAGCCGCAAGCTATTTTTGGGAAAACTATGATTTAGCAGTAGAAGAAAGATATTATTGTGTTCGTAATATTGATTTTTGCAAATATGGGGCAAATAACATTATAACATTACCAGCAAGAATAATATCTGTATTTGGCGTATATAAAACAACAAATAGTTTTAATTATGGTATTATGGGAGACTTTTCACTTGAACGTATGATATTGAATAACTCAGCTTTAGCTTCTGGTGCTGGTGGATCTCTTTCAGATGTGTTTGGTTCAGGTACAGGATATAATCTTACTGATGTAATGGGAGCTTTACTTGAAGTATCTACTTATCAGGCAATGTTTGATTCGCCCGTAACATTCAATTATAATCCGTATTCGCATAAATTAGCTATACTAGGAGCATTAGGAAATTCTGATTTAATATTGCAATGCTTCTTAAGATGCAAAGTACAAGATCTTTATCAATTATATTATTTCTTTAGATATTGCGTATGTCTTGGAATGCGCGGCCTTGCAACTATCATTGGTTCATATGAATTCAAAATGCCAGGCAATATAACAATTAATTACCAAAGATTTCATGATATGGCGACAGAAGAAATGGATAAAATACATGAATGGATTGTAACACAGCATTCAGCAGACTATTTCTTTAATAGTAATACTGTATAAAAAAATTATATAAGTTATGAAGCAAATATCACAATACATATTAGAAGGAATTAAATTAAGTGCATCTTCTAAAGTATATATACAAAAAAATAAAACAAACATATATAATGGTTTAATATCTGATAATTGGAAATATGATAGTTGGCAAGGTAGTAAAACTGGTATAAAAAAAATATTTTCATATATAGATAAAGAATATTTAAAAGAACATCCATGTACTCAAGATGAATTAAATTATGGTGTAGATAATCAAAGAGGAGAAAAAAGTTGGATAGATGTATGTAAGAAATGCAATCAAATTGCAAAAATCATTGAAACTTGGCCAGCATATATTATTCCAAAGAAAAGATCATTTCATGGAACAAAAATAGATACAAAAAATTTGCCAGGACTTATTAATACAGATGATTTAAAAATAATAATGCACAGATATGATAAAAAATTTGAAATAATAATATGTGATAATTCAAATAATAGTATGTTAATTACATTTAAAAGAATATAAATATTAGCAAATAAATAATTATAGAGGATGTTTAATTTATTTGAATATATAAAAAATTATAAAGATCCTAAAGCTCCTCAGTCTTACGGAGATATTTTAGAAAACAATTCAATGATAAGCAGTTTATCACCGATTGAGCAAGCAATTTATAATCAATTTAAAATGTCAGATAGACAAAGATTGATAAATTCGTGTAAAGCAAGTTAATTATGAAAGTATTAAATTAAGTTCTAAATCAAAAACAATTAAAATTAAGTATGGATATTAAGCAAAATAGATCATATAGATCTGATGAATATAAGATATATATGTTTACTGGCAATAATAAATATGATTATGCGAAAAATGGAGTATTGAATAAATGTCTTCCAAAAATATTGTTTAAAGGCAACTCAATATTAGTTACATTTTTGCAATTAATAGACTTACGTATAATAATGATACTTAAATATGTAGATAGATTAAAAAGATTTAAATATGTAACTTGGTATGAATAATAAATATGCAAATAGAGGTTCTAATGAATCTCTATTTTGTTTATAATGACAATTTAGAAAAATTTAATATTTTTATTTATATACATTGATAAAAATTTAATTTAATATTTTAATGAAATTTGTAGATAACACTGGTCACATATTTAGTTTGCCTTCATATAAAGAAAAACCAATTGGCTATGAGTATGAAGAATATTCATATGTATTTTGGATTGATTCAACGTCAACTTCAAAGCTTTCAGTTAATAATTATTACTCAAAGCCAATATATGCATTATATGAATTATCAGATAATATTGATTTAGATGAATTAAAAGATGATAAAAAATCACCTTTAGATATTGAAATATATGTTGAGAATTCCAATGTATTTAAGTTAATATCATCTAATGATTTACAAGAATACATATTGTCAGATAAGTATAATAACATAAATGACTATATTGATTTAAATGATTATAATCAAGAAAACTCAATAATCAAATCAAAATTAACTAATAAAGATCTTTATACAGTTGTTACATCTGAAAATGTTAGTAATTTGACATCAATAGATTATTTATTAATACCTATTTATCCAATATGTATGTCTACTGAAGATGGCACATGGATAACAAATATAATGATTCATATTAATAATAAGAATGATGATACTAATGAATGGTGCTATTTTTCAGTTGGCGGTGAATTTGTAAATGAATATGAAGAATTGATTATTAATGGAAAAAACCAAGGTGTTAATCTACCAAAAGAAATAGTAAAAGCAATATATTCTGAAAGTTTATATAATGATGAATTTAATGAATCTTTATATAATGAAAAACTAAAAGAATATTTATTGAACATAATGTCAATAAAAGGTGAATGCGGAAATTTCAATTCTGTTATTCATTCATTAAAATGGTTTGGCTATGGGGATAAGATAACATTATCTAAATTATTAAAAACAGATAATGAATTTAAAGCTCAATATATAAGAGACTACTTTAATATATCAAATGATGTAATTACTTCATTTAAGACATTTATGACTGATTCTTTAATATCATTAATGATAATGATCAATAAAGAATTAGACGAATGCTATAAATTTGATACTAATAAGTTTTTCTTTGGTGAGAATAAGCCAAAACTGCAAATGCTAATAGATTCATATATAAAAGTAAAAATAGGAAACCATGATATGCCTATTGAAGATGATGATGAAAAATATTGGTATTGGCAGCCATACTTTAAATTTTCATTTGTTGAATTAGGAATAAAGTTAATGTGCGTGAAATATTATCTTAAGACATATTTTCTTCCTATTCATTTGAACATACATAAAGCATCATTAGGATTAAGAGTATTCGCAAATGATATTAAGTTTACAAATAAAATTGGATATAATATAACATATCCTTATATATCTATAAATAATAGAAATAATGATGTTGATTTTATTGGAAGTGGAATTCATTATTTTACAAAGCAATTGCATTATGTTGATGATCATTTTAATGAATATGAGCTTCCTAGCATAAGTAATGATAATAATGATTGGTACTCAATAAATGATACATGTGTTAATATTCCAATTCGTTTCAATAAGAATGAATATTATAATTGCGTACTTTTATTAATAAAGAAAAATACAAATGCATTATTATACGAATCGCATTTCTCATTTATACAGAATGATGAATATTCATATAAGAATTTTATAATATATCCAAAAAAGTTAAATTCATTCATATCTATAAAAGATGATGAAGTTTCAGTTAATTCTAAATATTTTGAATATTGGATTAATTCTGACTTTATGATTAAGCTATTAGTAAATAATAAATGGTATGAATATGATTTTAAATTAAAAATCAATAAGCCAACAATAGACTTTGGAAAACTTAGATATAGATATTATCTTAATGAGCATAATTATCTTGTTAGTAAAATAATAAATAAGAACATCGGTGATAATGCAAAATATCACTCAATAATATATGCAAGTGATGAAGATATTGATAAGATAAGAAGCACCATTATAAATACAAATATCAACATTGATGAAACAGATATTTATAAAATAAATGATATCATATATAATAATCTTAATTTATATGATTATCATGGTGATGCCAAAAACACATATATCAATACAATAGATTTCAGTGACGAACAAAAGTTATATCAATATTTTGCAAATAACTATAATATATATTCGCCGTTTAAGCAACTAAAAAATATTGATACACAAAATCATAGAATTATATTCAATTCATATATGCATAATGAAAAATTAGTAAATATGAATAATATAAATTTTGATATTAACTTTTATAAGATATTAGAATATCATCTTAATAATAACTTAATGTATATTGATGGCACATTATTAGATAATGAGTTTTATCAATATATAATATATGAATATAATGGAAGAGCTTATGAGATCATAATTCATAAAGACTTAATTGGCGAAGACATAACAATTCCAGAACATTATCTTAATATGTATGATAATGTAATGATATGCGCTTGGAATGAAAATATATATATATTAGCAGAAACAGGATCTAATAATGATGCTTGGCAATTAACAAAGTTAAGTACTTTAATAACACAAGAAGCTAATGAAAATGATGACACACCATTCTTGTCATATGACTCATTAGATTTTGAATATAATAAAGAAACAAAATCTTATTGGAAAAATGGAAAAGAATATATCATATATGATAAGTTGCATTCAAACACAGAAGCAATATATTCAAAATATAAATCAATTGTGAATTTGCCAAATCATTTGAAATATAAAAACAATATGCATTTATTTGGAATATACACAACAGAAACACATGAAAAGAATAAATTGATATTCCATAATGATATTGACATATATGTAAATGGAATTAGATTTAGACATGGCAAATATATTAAGTCTCAAGATCCAAATAAAGAATATGAATCATTAAAGTTCTATATAGACGGTACGCTTAATACTACAATTGATTCAAGATATCCTGACATATACGGATTAGAATGGATAAACAACACAAGTAGATATTTTGATTCTAGTCTTAATGATACTCCAGTTGAGACAATTGTTTCTCAATACGGGTTATATGCAAAACGAAATTATAAAAGATATTTTGATAATTTGAATTCTGAAAACTGCCCAAAAGTATGGGAGTTAGAAGATATTGATGAATATGATGTCAATGAGTTTTCTTATTATTTAGATGAGCATAATACAAAGGCATATGAAGGATACTATCTTACGTTAGAAGATTTCTATATAAATAAGCAATGCGAATTGCCGTCATTTATTTTATATGATGGAATGGAAATATATATTGAAGACAATAAATATTATTTTGACGATGAAAAATTAAAAGATGCATTAGATAATTCTAAGCCTTATAAGAACTTATTAAAATATGAAGTTGAATTCTTAGATCAAAATAATAATGTAATGACTAATGTATCATTAAGAAATATTCAAAATACTACATATAGCAAGGTTAAAGTTACATTCTATTATAATAAAGCAATAACAGTTAGAAATAGATTTTATTCATTAGACGAATTCTTAAGTAAGCATAATGAACTTAATCCTGTTATATATAAAGTAGATGATAAGTATTATATGCGTACATCAAGATATGAAAAGATTGAATTGATTAAGTTTGATGATAAGTACCAATATTTTGATAATGAAGAAAATCATATCATATCAAATCAGAATCCTTCTACATATTGGTATAATGTAGATAATGAGTCTATTAAGTCATTGCCATCATATCTTAATGAATTAGAAAGATATGCTTATGATATGTCAGACGCATCAGATCTTTCTATAGATGACTTTCATAGCTATATGCAGACATATATTGAAAAGAACACAAGATCAAGATTATCAGGTCAATTTGTAGATGATTCTGATGAAGTAAAATATTACTATAATAATTATTTAGAAAAAGACCTTACAGGATGGAAGGGAAAATATAGAATAGAGTTAGATACTAATTTAAACGATAATAATGAAATACGTATCATTGTTGAAGTTATTGATAAGAATAATAATATAAGTGCATATATAAATAATATAAATGGAGCATTTGAATTATCTGGTGATGAAAAGAATGTTAAGTTATATATACAATTATTAAATTCTGCTACAAATAGAACTTATCCTGAGCATACAATATATTTCATACCTAAGTTAATTCACATATATGTAGATGAAAATAGACTTACATATAATTATGAGCAATGTGGCGGAAAAGACAATCCATATATAAATGTAAAGTTTTTGAATAAAGAATACATTTATGGAAATAATAATACAGAGTATATATATAATTTATATAATGACTTCTTTAATTTAAAATTCAATATATACGATTCATATATTGAGCATGATGCCACAATAAATAAAAACAAATTGAATGTAAGTCTTTTAGAAAGCGTATTTGACATTAATGACGCAATTAAATTAACATCATATTTAGACTATGATTTTTATCTAATGCATGATGATAAATATTGGTATGGACTTTATATATCACAACAGACTTGCGATAACATAAGAAATAATTATGATTTGAATATTGATGACTCAAATAAAGAAATGGAATTCTTTAGTAAGACATTAAATTATCATTATATATTAAGATATGAACGTACATCACAAGAATACTTATTGAATAGATTAGAATTTATTTCATCTAATGGATTAAATCATTTTAATAATGACGACATAATATGCTGTTATGTTCATAATAATGATATGCTTCCATTTAACGCTGACATAAGCTCAAAATGGAGCATTAAGCCAATGTCAATAGGAATGCATAATAATATGTCATATGATTCAAATGGCGAGCTTACAATATTGTCTTTGCCTAAGCAGTCATCAAAATATCAAAAAGGATATTATAAGATTGACGTTAGATATTCATTAGATCGTGACATACAGCATCAATTTAAAAATACATCAACAATATTAGTAAAATGAAAAGTATAAATAACTATATAAATGAAGGAATAAAATTAGGATCTAATTCAAAAATAGTCACATTATATAGATTTGAGCATATTGATAAAGAAGACCATAAATGTCTATGGGGATATAATTGGATATTAAATGATGACTATTGGGATACTGCTAAAGCATTATTAAATTGGACTCAGAAAAATTGTAGACTTAATACAAATGAACAGACATTTATAGAGAAATTCATTGAGTCTTTAGAAGAAAAGAAAAACCTATCAATGCAAGAAAAAATTAAAATATTAAATGGGAGTACAAATAATGGCTATTATACAAGACCTAAATGCTTATATGACATATGTAAGTTAATTAAAAAGCACCATGAAGAATCAAATGTTGGCATAGATAAAGATGAAATAGATAATGTCATAGATGAATTAGATAGATTATCAAATGGTGATATTAAATATTTAGATTGGCCACATTAATTTTTTATTATATTTGAATTATTTTATATATTTACTATTTTATATTCGTAACAAATATAATAGTAAATGAGAAAAATAGTTTTTATTAGTTTATTTTTAGTAAGTGCAATCAAGGGGTTTTCGTATTCAATATCAAGTAATGGGAAACAGTTTATAAAAGTTAAAGAGAGTTGCTCATTGACAGCATATTGGGATTCTGATGGATATTCTATAGGATGGGGCCATCATGGAAAAGATGTGAAAAAAGGAATGAAAATTTCAAAGACACAAGCAAATAAATATTTTAATGAAGACATAAAGAAGATTGAAAAGTCAGCTAATCGTTTAATTGAGCAATTGCCTTATTCATATAAATTCTCTCAAAGTTTTTTTGATGGGCTATGCTCATTAGTTTATAATACTGGTGAAGGAGGAGTTTTAAAATCAGAGTTTTATCAACGACTTAAGAAATGCAGAGTAAAGAATGGTAAGATCAATAAAGGTGATTTGAATTATTCTATTGCTGGAGTAAAGACTAGTAGAATTTTTTGCAAAGGACATGTTTCTCGTAGATATGATGAGCATAAGTTAATGTTAAATTAAAAATAAGATAATTATGAAAAATATTAAATGGTATTTGCAATATGCATGGTGCATGCTAAATATAATGATATTGGTACCGATTATATGGATTCAAAGTAAATATGATGAATATAAAGAATGGCGTTTAAGAACTTATGTTCAATATCAGATTGCTATGGAATATATGAGAAAACAAAAAGCATAATATAACACGTTTGAGTTTGAGTTTGGATTAATCCACTTACTTGTGAAAGTAGGTGGATTTTTAGTTTATTAATAATAATGAATTATTTTTATATATAGAAAAATATATATAGTTAAAAATATAATGAAATCTTTTCCAAGTACTCTTAATGAGTCAAGACATATGTATGGTAGCGGAAAAGCAAATGACTATGAGGCTGTATTTGATATTGAACGTTTGACTAAAGGTGCATTGAATTTAAATACAAGTATTCCTGTTATGCAAGAAATGCTTAAAGAGCAAAATATAAATATTGGAAACTTTAATGCATATACAAGAATGAGCACAATAAATAGTCCTGAGACTACGGTGAATACTAAAACAGATAAACAAATATCAACTTTTGACAAAGGATATGATGAAGAAGATCGTATAACTGGAGAAAATTTAAATTTTAATTTAGAATCTACTACTCAAGCTGAAAAAGTATATTTTGAAAATCCTTTAGAATTGCCTGCTGAAATAATTGCATTAGCAAAAGACTATGATTGGATATATAGATATAGAGCAAAAAGTATAGGGTCTGCTGGTGAAAAATCTGGTGAATCATTAAAAGTAGATATAGTTAATACTGCGATATCACCATCAATGTTTAATCCAATGTATGGTGTCAATTGTCTTGGCATAATTAGAAATACTCCATTATTAAATGATGTCAGTGATGTAGCTATACATCCAAAAATATCTGATTGCTCAATAAGAACATTATGTGCGTTATCAAAAGTTGCGAATTCAGACTTAGGAATGGCAAGATATAAATATGCAGATTTTATGTATTGTAAAGACTTAGGAAAAGTTCCAAATAACCATTTGATTACATTAAGAAAGTTCGCTCATCCAGTTGGAGACCATATATTTGAAATGTCTTCTCCAAAATATATAGAAAGTGGATATTCATTTGAGACTGAAGGTGATGTTGGACGTCTAATAACATGGTTTGATACTGATGATAATAAATTAGAAGATATTATAAAATTTAGCTATAAAGCAACTTGGAAAGAAATAAACAATGAAATACAATATGAAAACACAGAAGCTGATAATCCATCATCAGGAATAATTGGATTTTTATCTAATTCAATTAATCCAGTATATAATAGAGGTGTAGATGCTGGACAAGTTGGACATCATTCGCTTTGGGCATGGCTTGGCTCAAAAAGAACTCCAAGAGTTGTCAATGGTATTGGGCAAAACAATGGATTATTACGTAACTATGATAATCATAAAGTATACACACCAAAAAATACTATTCAATCAACTAATATATATGAAGGAAAACTTGAATTCTCACATGAGTTTACACTTAATTTTTCATATCAATTAAAAGCATACGACAATATTAATCCTCGTTCTGCGTTTCTTGACTTAATAGGAAACATATTAGAAGTAACTTATAGACGTGGACAATACTGGGCAGGTGAACGTAGAATAATTGGTCCGCCACAAGATCTTTCGGCATTTAGAACAGTTAATAATTTTATTGATAATGCTTGGGATAAAATGGGTGGTATACTTGAATCAATGAGAAATCAGGGAATTAATTTGCAATCTATTTTAGGATCAATATCTAATTTTGCATCAGGCTTATATAATAAAATTCTTAATATGGCTGGAGATTTTATAAATAATCCAGAACAATATAAAGAATGGGGTAAAGAGTTATATGATGGCCTTAAAAATTTAAATACAAAATATGCTTTTGCTGATGCTGCAAAAGGATATCTTAAGAATGTATTGGGACGTCCTAAATTATATGCATGGAATTCATTAATAGATGGATCACCAACTGGATTATGGCATGTAACAATTGGAAATCCTCGTAATCCAATAATAGCTATGGGTAATCTTATAATGGAAAACGCAACAATAACACAATCTGGTCCATTAGGCATAGATGATTTTCCATCTGAGCTTAGAGTATCAGTAACATTAAAGCATGCTAGACCGCGTGATATAACTGAAATTGGAAGAATGTATACAAAAGGCGCATCTGCTATATATAATGTATTAGCTCATCATGACATTAAAGATTTCTGGGGTTCAGACCCTGTTGAGAATGCGCAAACTCAAGAACAAGCAAAGGATAACCCTGAAGTAAAAATTAAAGAAGAGAAAAAAATAGATCGTAACAGTGAATTTCAAAAAGATGTTGACAGAGAATCACAAAGAAATGGATATTTCATGGCTACACCAATTGATGAAGGACTGCCAAATCCATTTTTGGTTAATGAAGAGCATATCAATATTATTCGTAAGAATAACTGGTCAGATCATATGCTAATAACATCTTTACAAGAAGCTGCATAATTTTTTTAATTATAGTTAAATTATAAATATTATAAATACTATTTTAAATAATAAATATATATGCATATGATAAATTAAATGAATAAACTTTTATATATAGGACTTAATGGTTTAGCAGGATCTGGAAAAGATACTGTTGCTAAAATGCTTAAGACTATTTTATCTAAAGAATGGGATTCTTTAGAAGAATGTAAGAAATATTATTTTTCAAGATATACAAATCCAACGCAATCTGCTACATTTCCAATATCAGAAGAAGATAAAAATTCTTCTGTCATGTGTATTGCATATGCAGATCAATTAAAAGAAATATGCTCATCAATATTTGGAATTCCAGTTCAACGTTTTTATCAGAATAAATCAAATGCATGGATCTGTATTAATGATAAATTCCAATATACAGAAATTAAGCCAGATGATGAGTTAATAACAACTGCTGAGGATTATTATTATAATGCATCAGGATATGCAAATGATACTAATAAGCATTGGATGTCTTTACGTGAAATATTGGTATATGTTGGAACTTATGTGTTACAGCAAAATATAAATAAGCAAATTTTTATAAATATTGTTCGTAATAAAATTAAAGAAGAACAGCATCATAATCAGAATCTTCAATATGTTATTGTTACAGATCATAGGTTTGTGCATGAGCTTGAATATATACATGAAAATAATGGCATAACAATAACAATTTATCGTAATTCTGTACAGCAATTAAACAATATTGCAGAACATGATTTAGATGATGAAGAAGACTATGATTATATAATTGATAACTCAGGATCATATGATCAATTATTTAAGACTATCTGGGATATTGTTCATGATGATGTAATTTTTAAAAATAAGACAATTGATTTATACACTCGCGACAATATTGATAATTATCTAAGATTAGTTGAAGAAAATGAATGGAGATATATTTATCAATTATGCTTACCTTATAAAATACAGAAATTATATAGGGATGAAGGTAAGATAACAATGATAGATCCTGTTGGTGGTCCAACAATATGCTTAGGACAGACAATTGAAGGAACTTACATAACTCCAGATATGATTACCATTGATGAGCATGAAAATAGGAATGATTTTTTAATATGGGCAAATAAATAATTTAATATAATTGGCAGAATTTAAATTCTGCCTTTTTATTTTTATTTAATTAAATTAAAAAATTAATATATGAATTTTTCTAATAATGTAATAAATGAATTATTTGAAGAGTTATCTCATTCAATAATAAATATTTATAAATTATGCTTAGAAGAAACTGGTGATGATTTAGGTCCAACAGAAAATGAAATAGATTATCATAATTTTATAACTGATGAATCTACTGGGACTATGTTAAGAGATAGATGGGATGATGTTATTAATCCAATTAATTCGATTGATGTATCTCAATATAAAAACTTCTTTATAGATTTATTAGCATTAATAAGAATATTTCCAGCAATCGGAAAATCAGGAAAAAGATCTAGTTATGCAGGGTACGCAATACAAGCTTTACAAAAATATGGAAGTAAAGTAGGCTTAATAGATGATAAAAGTAAATTGTTTGTATTAGCACAATTCATTTTTGAAAGTGGATATTTTAATTATATTGAAGAAGTTGGAAGAGGCTCTGGCAAACCTTATGGAACTAAATATTATGGAAGAGGACCTATACAGATAACATGGGAAAGAAATTATAAAACACTTACAGATAAATGGTTTCCATCAATTGGCTTAGATATTGATATTCATAAAAATCCTAATTTGTGCTGTAATTATGAAATAGGATGCATTGCGTCAGTTGGCTGGTTTTCATTAAAAGGAAATGGAACTGCTGCAGTACAGGCTGCTAAAATGGGAGATATTAGAGGATTAACAAAAGCAATAAATGGCGGATATAATGGAATTAACGAAAGAATAAATATAACTAAAAAATTATTAGACGGAATTAATTAATGAGCATACTTATATATGATGATGCAAGAAATGATTATTATGCACAAGAAGACATATATACTGCATTATTAAAAATTATTGATAAAAAACTATCAAATAAAAAGCCATCATCAAATAAATATCCAAAGCAAATATCAGATCCATATCCTACGCAAAGATATGTAGATAATAGTTTATATAATAAAAGCGATAAATATTTTGATGTTGACGCAGCTGCACGATGTCTAAATGCAAACGCCCATGCAAAATCAAAAACAGTATGCGCAACATATGTTAGATGGGCAATTGAAGCAGGTTTTCATGATCCAAAATCTACAAAGGGACATCCAGAAAATGCATGGGAATATATGAAATTTCTCCCAGGCATTGGATTTAAATATGTAGATACTGTTGACAGAGGAATGAATGGAACTAAAGGAGAATACATTCCACAAAAAGGTGATATTGCTGTATATCAAAAAAATAGAAATCCAAATTTGCCAGGACATATATGTATGTTTGATGGACACCAATGGATATCTGATTTTTTTCAAAGAAGCATATTTGTGTATCCTAGTTCCAATGTATCACATGCAAATATATATAGATATGAAAATGAATAATTTTTATGATGCAAGTTGCTTAGGATCATGTAATCCTGCGCAGATAGTTACATTAAGCTATGCTATAAAAGACATATCAGAAATTAAGATAATGAATAATTGTGATGCTTATAGTCATGATCAATTACTTTATAGCTATAGTATAGATAATGTATGCTGGTCATGCTATATGTCATATGATGAATGCTTAGCAAATACGATTGAATTAGATTCTGATTTTTATATAAGAATAAAATTAAGTGGTCAGATTTGTAGTCTTTATATTGGAGATGATCAAATTAATGATTATACTTCACAATTAGCAAATGAATTCAAATTTGGTTCTGAAGATAATTCAAATATATATAATCCTTATGCAAATTTAGATGGGGCTTTAGAATTACAACAAGTATTAGCAGAAAATGTATCTAATATTGTAGGAATTCCAATTTATTATTTTAAGCTTAGTCCAAGTGCAAAATCAAAAGACATAACATTCAAAGAATATGCTTTAATGGATGTTGAATCTGTTAAGCAAATTAAGTTAGTAATAGCAGATGGGCAAATGCCTTCATCAAAACCAGAATTTGCTGACTGGGGATTGGAGTTTCAGACAGACTGGGAAACTGAAATAACTAAACAGTCATTCGCAACAGCATTTGGCCCAACTGCACAGCCATTAGAAGGTGATTTGATATATATTCCAATGATGAAACGAATGTGGATGGTAAATGGCGCATACGAAGAAAAGAATGGCGCATTTATGTGGCAGGCAACTACATTTAAAGTAATGCTTGTGAAATATCAAGAAAAAGGCTCTGTTGACTTAGGAGAAACAGAAGAATTAGTCAATTCATTTGTAAAGAACAAATATGAAGATCTATTTGGAGAAGACAATAATGCAACATATGATTCAGGAGAAGCTAGTACGGAAGCACCTTTATATGCAGCAAATACATTATATTCAGTTTTTGAATCTGATGCTACAAGAAAGTATATAACATGTGACAGTGTTGATATTGTTCCTAATGATTTATATTATAAAGGCACATTGATATCTGATTCTAAATATATATTTAGATTAAATACCGTTGAGTCAAAAATAATTTATCAAAAACAATTTTGCGGAGATGAATGCACGTGCTCGTTTATCATTCATCCATTTATAGATAATTATGAAGCCCCTATTATTCATATAGGAGACTTAACAATTAATATTAAGCAAAATCAATTTGAATGTGAGTTATATATAAATAAAGATCCAAATAATAAACTTACGTTGCAATCAAATAATAGTTATCTTTGCGTATTAAGGTTTAGTAAATGTATGAACTTAATTGATTTTAATGCATATGAATATACATATAATAAAAACATACCATTATATAAATTGCAAAAAAATCATTATATGTTCAAAATGGATGAACCTATAAGTTCATATGTAAGTAAATATAATATTGAATATTCTATTCCAGAAAAATCTACAATATATTTGTCTAATTTCTTTGGCACCATAACAAACTTTAAGTTATTTGATATATATAATGATCAATTATCTGAACTATTGCAAATGTATCCTACGCATCAGCATTTAATGATTAATGATACTGCAAGAAAAATAGTTGGACATCCAGGTGTAGCTTTAAAATAATTAAATAATATTTGAAATTATTATAAAGATTTCTATATTATATTTGTAATTTAAATAAATATAATATGAATAAAGTTGATAAAAGTCAATGGCGTCAATATGTTAAAAAATATTGTTTTAATGTAAAAAATGTTCGGAAGAATAATGAATATTTGCTTAAAAATGCTACTAAATGGCGTATAGTCTCAATTAATACTTTATGCGTATCAAGATATATTATTGAGGGATTACTAGATAATGAATGGAAAATTTTAAAAGGCACTGATGTTATATATAGTACTGAAAGCAATCACTGGTTTAGAAATTGTGAAAATGCTTATAATAGATGCAAGAAATTAGCACGAAAATTCTCAGAAATAAAAATAAATGATTTGATTTACGAATCTGCATTTGCTTCAATGAAATATGGCGCAACTGGTTATAAGGATATTGAATTGAAAGATTTAGAAATTTATTAAAAATTTATTTTTATATATAAGAAGCATACAAATATATTATCGTTATGCTTATGGATAATTATAAAGGAATTAAAGCATCCGAACTTATTAAGCAATTAAAAACTTATATGAACAAATTTGGTGATTTATATGTATGTAAAGAAAAGAATGGAGATATAAGACCAATATTTTTTATAAATCACTATCCAAATACAGATTACTTTGAATTGACATGATATCACTTAAACAATATCTTACTGAAGAACTCCATGATGTAATCGTTAAAGTTGGAGATTATTGGAGAATAAAAGGTCATGCAGGAAAAGGAACCAATACTCCTAAAAGAGGTTATTGGAAAGCTAAATATGAAACAAAAGAAAAAGCTGAAAATGCATTAAAAGCTTATTTTGCAAATAAACATTAAATAATTATGAAATCTCTAATATTATATATAAATGAAAAAATCAAAGATCTTCCTAATTCTGTTAAAGGATTAATTGTATTTGATATTGATGATACAATATTAAAAGTTGATCCTTCGTTAATGGGTGTTTATAAAAAGGAACCAGGCAAACAAGAAATAAGATTAACAACTAATGAGTTTGCTAAAGATCCTGACGCAGAGGATGAATCAAAAAAATCATGGTTTGATTATAGAGATTTTAGAGATCCAATTAAAGTATATAATTCAATTATTTCAGGTACGCCATTAATTAAGAACTTGAAAATAATGGATGATTATATTAAAGCTGGATATGATTTTTGTTTTTTAACAGCTCGTGGTTGTGAAGAAACAATTAAGAAGGCTATTGGAGATTTTTTAAAATTCAGAGATAAAGATGGAGCACTTAAGGAACTTGGTGATTCATTTAAGAAAACTTTCTCACATGCAATAAATGATTCAGAAAAGAAATATCCAGGTAAATCAGATGCAGAAAAGAAAGCAATAGTACTTACAGATCTTTGTAAGAAATATGATAGAGTAGTATTTGTAGATGATGATAAGAAAAATGTAAATGCTGCACGTAATTTGAATATAAAGAATCTTAAAGTAATCAAAGCTTGGGATGAATAAATAATATTAAATAAAAATATAATATAAGAAGATTAATATTTTGTATTAGTCTTCTTTTTTAATCTTTAAAGATATATAATGTTTTAACATTTTTTATATTCTTAATGAAGACATATAATATTCTATATTTTTATTTTTATATATAATAAAATGATTAGTTAAATAATGAAACATTTATTAGAATACTGTAAATATTTTTTTGAAGATGAAGAAAATATTAAATTAAGAAAACAAATTATTGATTATGTTGATCCAAATAAAGGAGAAGCCCATATTTCGGATGATACATTAAAAAAAGCATATAATGTATTACAATCATTATCTGATTCTGATTTTAAAAAATTAAAAAATGAAGTATTTAAAGGAAATATTGAAGGATTTAAAGAATTAGCTCATCTTTTAGAAAAAACTGGTAATAAAATAAATATGATGCAAGCTTTATTACATAAGCATGAAGGAGAATGTTTTTCTACATTTAAAGATTTATTGGATAATTCTGGAAAAAAGAATCTTTTTGATGTAATACTTAATAATAAATTTATTGAAATATATGGAGATAAAGAAAAAGCTAAACATTTTTTAGAAGAACTTATTAAAATTAAATATAAAGATGCAAATGATAAGGGCGTAGGTCGCGGAGAATTATATTTATTTTCATTATTTAAAAATACAGCAAATGCAAATAAAGGAGATGTTAAAATTGATAATCATGATATTGAAGTAAAAATGTCAACATCTAATTCTGCAAATGGTGGTAGAGTTATGGCATCAAATTTAAATCTTAAATCTCCTAAAGATATGGCTTTATTTTTGGAAGACAAATATAATTTATCAAATGTTCGTTTAGGAGGTTTTAATACAATGAATAATTTGATTAAAAATTTTAATAATGAGGAAGAAGGATTTAATGCAATATTAGAAGCAATTCTTTATCAATTTCCTTGGTATAGTGATAAAAATTTAAAAATTTTAAAAGAATTTATTAAAATTGATAAGCAAAATCTTGGCCAACAATTAATAAGAATACATGGATGTTTAGCTCTTATTGAATATCATAATGCTGATAAATGGGAATATCTATTAGTAGGTAACACATCAAATGGAAATTATTATATGATTGATGGGAGCAAACTTAATATAGATAGTTTAGAAGATAGTTTAAATTATTTGTATAGTGATACACATTTTGTATTTAAAAATGGACCGTCAAATTCTGCTGGAGCAAATAATAGAAATTATGTTTCTGATATATATGTTTCAACAAAAAATAGTATATATAATAATTAATTATGAATGAAAATTTAAAAGAGGTTCGTATATGTCTTGGTCGTTTCCAACCATTCACATTAGGTCATTTAAAAATGGCTACATATAAAGATCTTAAAGGTCCTGATAAAGAACAACAAGATAAATTAAGAGAACAACCTAACTTAAAAGAAATAGCTAAACAAAAGACTGTTATATTAGCTGTATCAACACCAGAAGATAAAGTTGATACACGTCATCCTTTTAATGATCAAATTATGAAAGATGAATTTGATTTAATTAAAAAGAATTATAAAGATGAGATTGAAGATATATTACCCGTAAAAAGTGCAGATATATGTGCATGGGGAGCTATCATTAAAGAAGCAGGATATAAAGCTTCTGTTTGGTTAACTGGCTCAGATGAATTTAGTTTCTATAAAGGAATGACTATTAAAGTTCCTGAATATGAAGAAAAGAATTTAAAAAATTGTGCTGGTGCTTATACTCCATCATTCTATGTAGAAGAAATTGAAAGAACTGAAGATAAAGATTTTGTATCATCAATATCAGGTACAAAGGTTCGTCAGTCATTATTAGATGGAGATAAAGAACTTTTTGTTAAAATGATGCCAAAAGGTATGGAGAAATATTTTGATGAGTTTAAAGAGAAAGTAGAAAATGCTCCAGAACCTAAAAAGAAAGAATCTAAATCTGGTAAAAAATCAAATAAAGTTAAAGAAGGATTAATATCACTTAAAAACTATATATTAGAATCATTAAAATGAAGCATTTAATAACTTATATAAAAGAAGCATTAGTTATAGAAGGTGGTAATGCAGTTAAAGCTGAGCCAATTCCTGCAATAATAGCTCCTAAAGTTTATGATGAAATAGAAAAGAAAGTTCATTCAGTATCTAAATTTAAAGATATAGATATGGCAGCATTGGGTAGCATTGGAAAGAAAGCAGATGACCAAACTAATGGTGATATTGATGTTGCTGTAAGAGTTGATACGAAAGATGAACTTAATGAAATAGTTGACACTTGTTTTAAAGACTGTGAAATTAATTATAATACAATGAAGACCATCACTTCATTTGGATATCCTTATAATATAGATGGATATAAAGGAATAGCTCAAGTAGACTTTATGATAGTTCAGAAAATGGACTGGGCTAAAGCATATTATCATTCACCAAATTTAAAAACTGGTGAATCAAAATACAAAGGCGCCATACGTACTGCTATGCTTGCTGATATAATAGCATGTATTCCTGTTCCTGATGTTAAAGATGAATATTTTGATGATGGCGTTACTGTTAAACGTAAATGGAAACATACATTTAACACAGAAGGCGTATTTATTCAATTAATAGATTATTGTGGTAAGAAAGGTGAGCCAGTTAAGAATGGTAAGAAATTAAAAGAATTTGAGAAATTGGTTACTAATGATCCTCTTAATATGGTAAGATTCATATTTGGTGAAAAAGGCACATTAGAAGACATTAATTCTGCTGAATCATTATGGAAAGCAATTCATGATCCTTCAAAATATAAATGGGGAGATGAAGTTCTATATAATACTGAAAAGAAAATAATAACAGATAAAATGCTTATTGAGAAAATCAATAAAGAAGATTTTAAATGTACACAATATAAAGAATAATGGAGCATTTAATTGATAAATATTTAAAGAAGCCTGAAGTAGTCAAAGAACTATTTCAAAAAGAAGTATCTATAAGTCTTAAAGTAGACGGAGCTGCTTTTCAGATATCTTATGATAAAGAGAACGATAGCATAACATATCATAAACGTGGTGGTTCGTCCAAATCATTAGGCCCAATTATTGATGAGTATACTCAATTGATGAGAAAGAACATTAATGATGCTATTGATTATTTTGAATCTAAAAAGGAAGAAGTTAAGAAGTATAAGTTCTATGCTATTGAAATGTTTAACGATTCATATATTCTTTTGACTGTTATTGATAATGAAGACAATATTATTGATGATAGAAATAAGTTAATAGAAATATCAAAATCATTAGACATAGATTGTGTTCCTATTTTATTTGAAGGCAAATTAAGTTCAGAACAAGTAGAATCATTATTATCTATGATGACTTTAGAACCTGAGACTTCTAATGATACATATAAGCAATATCTTACTAATATATTTGGAAAGGGTGATTATCAGAAATTTTTAGTAGGAGATGAAGTTGAAGGAATTGTATTGACATGGAATATTGATAATGTCATTTCACAATACAAGATTATCAATCCTGCGTTTAAGACACGTCATGATAAAGAAATAAAACAAGGTAATGAAGATTATAAAAAAGAAATAGAAGAATATATTAGTCTTTATAAATTGATATATGAAACTATTAATAAGATTGGTAAACATGAAAATGATAATTGGATTAAAAATCTAAATACTAATTTTATTAATATGATCAATGATGAAGAGTTTAAATCTAAATTTGACAACATTATAAAAACATTACAACCTAAGTTTAAAGATTTCTTTACATTACAAATCAATAAAGCTTCCAAAGAAATACAGGACTTAATTAAAGAACATGGAGATAATATGAAGTTCTTATATGAAAAATATTTACAAGTATTTTTTAAAGCTAAAAAACGTAACTATTTTATATCTAAAGAATTTCAATTGAATGTTAATAAAGTAATTGAAAGATTACAATCAAAAAATGAATCATTAAAATTATATATAACACGTATGAAATCATTAAACAATTATATAAACGAATCAGAATATAATTCATCTGATTTAGAAAATCTTAAGAAACAACTTCTTAAAATGAATGATGGCGATAGAATTCATGCTGTATGGGGTGTTCGTGAAAAATGGACAGACGCAACCCGTAAAGACAGAATGGTTGATTATGCTATTTCTATAGATAAAGAAAAAGACAATAAATATGTTATTTGCGGTGTAATTGATTTTCCAGCTCATGATTTATTCTGGGATGCTTTAAGAGAATCTGGAGTAGAGAAGTGGTATCATTTCAAAGGATGGGCAGTTAGACTAGGATATGAAGATATGATCAAAGTTCTTGATGCTATGCCAAAATTCTTTAATAAATATCTTAATAAAAACGGTAAAGGTATTTGGCATTATCTTTCATTTGACAAAAAAGAATGTGAAGAGGAATGCAAGAGACAACTTAGACCACTTACAATTACTTCTTTAGAAGATGAAATCAGAGGAATAGAGCAAGGCATTAAAGATCTTGAAGCAAAGAAAGCTCAATTACAAGAACTTAAGAAAGCACAAGCAGAAGAAGATTTGTTCAAATATGCAAATAGTGAAAAATAAATAATCAATAATATGAAATCAATTAGTGAATATATTATTACAGAATCAGAAATAACATCAATAAATGAAAAATTATCTTTTGGTGATAAACTTTATTATATTGCCTGTAAGATAATGGGTCTTGATTGTATGACACAAGGAAAATATATTAAAGAACTTAAAAAATTTGTTGAAGATCATTCAAATAATAAAGTAAGTATTATTGTTAAAACTTATAAACAAATCAAAAATGATTTTGATAATTGCTTAAATAAAGAAGAAGAATTAGATTCTTCAGATTGGGGAAAATTCAATATTGAAAAGGGCATTAAAGAAGGTCATTGGTTGAACGATATTAAGTTAGAAGATAATTTTCCTTTTGTATGTTATTACAATAGAAGCAATAAAGACAAATATGTGTTAGAGCCAGATTCATTATGGTTTATTAAAGAAAAAGATAAAAAAGGAAATCGTGAAATGACAGGATATTTGTCTTTAGATAGTGAAAATCCAGTTGCGTTTGGATGGTGCGTAAAAAATATTCGTATTCCGCAAGCTTTAGATTATAATGAATATCTTGAAGATAAAAAGAAACAATCTGAAGAGAAAAAGAAAAAAGAACAAGAAAGTATTAAAGCATCAATAAAGCGTATGGAAGATGAGCTTGTTAAACTTAAAGAATTAGTAAAAAATAAAGAATAATATTATATGAAATCACTTAATAAGTATATTATTGAAAATAAATATTTTCAACAATCTTTTAATGAATCACAAGATAAGTATTTTACACAACAAGAAATTGGAAAGATAATGAAAGATATGTGGGATAAGAACGGTCAATTTTATAAGTTTGTAAAAGATAAAGTTGATTCATTATCCGCTGGAAATATTAATGATTATCTTGACCAATGTTTAGATGATGATAGATGCACAGCAGAATTTGCTGCATATATTGAGATGGTTATAGGACGTCATAATTTTAATTTAGAACAAGTGCAGAAATTTATAAATACAAATGATTTAAAAGGATGAAATCAATTAATGAATATATAATGGAATCTTCTTCATCAGCAATAGTAAATAGAATTAAAAAAGAATTTGAAAAGGAATTTGGAAAGACAGTTACTATTGGTTCAGGTAAAGCAAATTATAGACAGTTATATGATGTATATATCTATGATGATAAATTGGAGACTTTGCAAAAGGTAAATGAAATACTTAAGAAGCATATTCCTATTTGGAAAGGATTTACTGATGATGAAATGAAAGATAAAATTAAAGAAAAGGAAGAATTTTTCAAGAAACACAAAGATGATAAATCAGTAACATTAGATAGATATCCTATTGAATTTTTTAGATTTACATCAAGAGATTTGCAAAAATAATATAAAATATGAAATCAATTAATGAATATATAAATGAAGAAAAGAAAACAACTGGCGCAGGCTGTGTAGAGATGGTTAAGACAATATTAAATCAATTATCTAATGAGCATTCTGATTGTAAATATGATAAAGAAAAAGAAACATGGATTGGCAAAGATGCTGATTTATGGAAAGGCGCAGGTCAATTCTTATATGATTATATGCATGAATTGAATCAATCAGACTTTAAGAAAATAGTTGATGCTATGGGCTGGGAGAAATGGATTCCTGATGTTAATGATATACATCCTGCAGAAATTTCTATGTGTATGTCAATGGAACTTTCTAAATAAAAAAATATAATTTATTGATATGATTGAAGGACTTATAATATTTGCGTTAGGTTATGTATGCGGAAAATATACTGACCAAGTAATTAGTTTTTGTAAAAACATATATGATAAATATTTCAATAAAACGGGTAATTAAGTTACCCGTTTTTCTATTTTATAATAAAAAGATATAGTATGAAGAAAACTTTAGGAATACTTTATAATGAAAATTTTAATGAATCATCATTTGAGTCTGGATGTGGTGGTGCAGAAGCATGGACTATTCAGATAGCAAAAGAATTTATTAATCATAATTATCATGTGATTATATTTTCACAATACGAAGATTGGTTTTTATATGATAGTGGCGTAGAATATGTGCCAATAAGATTCTTTAAATCAAGAATACAATATCAGTATTTTGATGAATTTATATTTGTACGTTCACTTGATAAATTTTATGATATATTCGTAAAATATAATGATTGTGAAAATATTTATTTGCAATCTCATGATATGTTTATTTGGCAAGATGGGATATATAATGAAAAATTTAACTATGAAGAAAATAATAGATTTGATAAAGTAAAGAAATTTATTGCGTTAACTAGTTTTCATAAATGGGAATTAATGGAATATAACAATATACCAGAAGATAAAATTGAAATAATTGGCAATGGTTTAGATTCTAGTACATTTGCTAATATTGATCTTTTGACTAAACAGGCAGTTGATCATTCAATATTATGGGCATCATCATTTGGACGTGGCGGTGACATATTAGTAAACGATATTATGCCATTAGTAAAGAAAGAAATTCCTGATTTTGAAGTACATATATGTGGATATGCAGATCATGTGCCTGAAGAAATAAAAAATAATAAAGATGTAAGATTCTTAGGAACATTATCAAAGGAAGATTATTATAAAGAATTCTTTAAGCATGCTTGTTGGTTCTTACCATGTGTTGTTGTAGAAGATTTTGGCATTTGTGCTGCAGAAGCTGCAATGTGTGAATGTGATATCATATCGCCATTCAAGCATGGGATGAAAGATGTATGTGATATATTCACTAATTTAAAAATGCAGAATGAATTCAAAGTAGAAGAATCAGATGAATACCATTATAGCACATATAAATTGAATATGACTACATATGATTATGAAAAAGCATGCAAGGAAGCTGCAGAAAAAATAATTGATTCTATAAATAATTATTATAATGAAGATAGAATTAAGATAAGAAGCATATGCAAAAAATATATAATAAAAAAATATACATGGCGTAACGTTGTAAATAAATGGCTTAATATGTTTGAATTAAATTTTAGTTAAACTTAAATTATATTTTGAATTATATAATAAAATATCTATATAATATATACTAAAATCAAACAAAAATGGAATTGAAAGATTATTTGATAGTTTATGGAAAGGATACTCTTCGGGGTGGTCCATGTTATAAAGAGACAGAAATTTCTTGTGATGACTTAATTAAGTATATGGATATCATAAAAACCATTATACTACACAAGGATGACAATATCAATTGGATGTGGGGAGTAGATCTTATTCCTAATAATGATCCTAATATTCCTTATGCTTATATTGAGCATTATCGTTTATTTGAACTTTATCCAGATTTGCCTAAACGTAAGCTTTTAGACTTTCAATATTTTTTGCCTGGAGGAGTAACAAAAATTGAGTCAATAAAAATTTTTAGAGGAGAAAAAGTAAAAATTATCTAAAAATTTATATAATATAATTTATAAATAAATGAAATTATTTATATAATATTTGAATTTTATTTTTTAGTTACTATATTATAATTGTAATTAATAAAACAATAAAATTTTAAAATTATGAAGACAAACAAATTCAATTTCGAGATGTTCAAGAACGGTAAGGCTGCTCAAACCAAGCTTGGTAACCCTGTTAAGTTCGTGTGTCTGACTGGTGACAAGATGCTGATTACTGTTTACCACCGTTCACGAGTATTTGGAAACTTTGAGAAGGTTGTTGCGCCAGCCCTGGGTGGTTCTAACGAGAAGTACAATCTGAATGGCAAGAAGTACATTGGAACTGATACCATGTATGATCTGGAGATGGTCGAAAGTTATAATGTTGGTCCTAACCGTGATCCTAAGACTGGTCGTTTCATTAAGAAGTAAATAACATTAACTGGGAAGAGGAATCTAACAAAGAATCTTCTTCCCAATAATTGTAATATAATGAATATAGTAGAAATTAAAACCGGAAAATATTACGATCCTGAGTATTCAGAATATCGTTTTAAGACTAATCATCCTAAGCGAGAAATATATGATGAGAATTTTAATTTGACTTATAAATTTATGAAGTGGTTGGAAAAAAATCATAATTATATCTATCAATCATATGTAGAAGATAGAGAAAATTTTGAAATCATTTGTATGAATTTTGATGATATTGAATTGATTCCTTAAAGTATGGCAGATAATTTTAGAAATAAGCAATGGTTTAAAAATATGTCTCAGGAACGTAAGGATGAGATATGTAAGAAATTTGATATAGATGAAAAGACATTACGAAAGGCAGGTCGTGAGACAGATGATGGTCGTATTGTAATTAATCTTTTGAAAATTGATCATCTATTGCATAAGCCTGAATGTTGGATTGAATATAATAAAATAATTGAAGATAATAAACTTAATACATGCGAAGGAACAATTGAAGAGCAGGTTGAGAATCTTAAGTTTATTTATAAGTTATTTTTTAATGTTTCATTCTTGAAATATAAGCAATCATTGCATAATGATTTAATGGTTAAGCAAGCTACAAAATATGTTAATAAATGGATAAATGAATATTATTCAAACGAAAACGATAAAGAATATTGTGCTTATCAAATTGTTATGCATATTAAATCAGTTTTGGAAACAGATTTGAATTTAATTAAGTCATAAACTATTTATATAATTATGAATACGAAATTTGATAAAATTAAAGAATTAGTTAACGAATATGATGAGTTAAAAAGATTTTTAAGTTATCTTGAAAATGATAAAAACCTTATCGCTGTCATACAATCTGATTATGATGGACCAGGTTTAAATTATTCAACATATTCAAATGAAATTAAGAAAACAGTTATTTCTGCAATAAAGAATAGAATTTGGGAAATTTCTAATCAATTTAATTAATATTATGGCTTGGTATACAATTTTATTTATAACTGTATTTGTATTGTTTGCAGTTAAGCTGATTATATCTTGGTCAGCTGGAGATTTTGAAATGGATGTAGATTTAGATGGAATTGATGATTTCGATGCTTCTGGAGCATTTTCATTTAAAGGTTTAATTCATTTCCTATTAGGATTTAGTTCTTATCTTTTCTTGAGAGCTAATATGGCAGAAGTCGATAAACTTAATGGAGTTGCGCAATTTGGCACTATGGATTATATGACGGCAACTATTATTGGAGTTGTGTTAATGTTTGCTTTATTCTATGGATATAAACTTGCACTTAAAGCAAATAATTCTTCAAAAAATCCTTCAGAATTAATTAATAATTGTAAGGGAGTTATCTATATTAATCTTGGTAACGGACAATATTCTGTTGAAGCTCATACACTTGCTGGAACTACAAATGTTACTGCTTTTTATTCAGGAGACGATTTGGAACCAGGTACAGAAGTTACATTATCTAAAGAGGGAAACAATATATTAATAAATACAATAGATGCTTGATTTTTTAACAAAGAAACAAAAAGGAATTCTTGGTGTAATTACTTTAATTGGTTTAGGTGCTGCTTTTGCAAAAGGCTTGTATGAATATTCAACATATAAGATATTAAAAAACATAGATAGACAATTTAAGAAAAATTCTTGGGAGTATTATGATTAAATTTTTAGGAAAAACATTAATTGTTTCTGCTGCAATTATAGCAGTTCCAATTATCTTTATGAAACGAATTAAAAAACTTGATGATGAAGGTTTTTTTGGCAAATAAATAATTATTATTATGACATTGGTAGACATATTTGAACATATTTTAGATGGATTTGATTTTAGCTCTGATAAAGTTAATAATCTATTAACTAAAGCTGAAGATACTATTTATACTGCTATTGATAAAACATTAGATATTTTTAGTGATAAGTAATAATTTTAATTTAATTTTAAACGTTTAATTTTTTAATTTATGACAGGAATAATTTTAACATTGTGTTTGATTGGTGGTGGCGTACTTTTGTTTGTGCTCACTCTTTGGGGAATTCTTTCAAGGTATCGTCGTTCTGCGCCCGATGAACTCTTGGTTGTGTTCGGTAAGTCTGGTAAGATCCAGGTACAAGGTGAAGATGGTAAGACTCAAACTTTGGTAGTACCAAGTAAGATTATTCAGGGAGGTGGCGCCTTTGTATGGCCTATCATCCAGGATTTCAAAAAGATGTCAATGAAGCCTATTCAGATTAAGGCGACAGTTGACGGTATTGATTCACAGGCTATTCAATTGCACTTGCCTGTAGTATTAACAACTGCAATTTCTCGAGACAAGGAAATTCAACAGAATGCTGCGACTCGTTTCTTGAGTGCTTCACCAGGCGAGATTCAATCTCAGATCCAAGAAATTTTGATTGGTGAGACTCGTGCTATCATGGCTACAATGCTTATTGAGGAAATTAACGCTGACCGTGATAAGTTCTTGACAAAGGTTCGTACTAACCTTGAGCAGGAGTTGACAAAGATTGGCTACGATGTTACTAACATTAACATTTCAGAAATTACTGATGATGCCAACTATATTAAGAACATGGGTCAGAAGGCTACAACTCGTAAGCAAGCAGAAGCTGAGGCAGATATTGCTGAGCAGAGGAAGCAAGGTAATGTAAAGATCGCTAACACAAAGAAGGAAGAGGAGATTGCTGTTGCTGCAGCTGAGAAGGAGAAGCAGGTTACTGTTAATGCAACTCGTCAGGAACAGGAAGTAAAGGTTGCTGAGATTGAGAGAGATAAGCAAATCCAATTGGCAGAGGCCAATAAGGA